CAAAGAGGCACTATCAGAGCATGGTATTGTATATACCAATAAAGAGAAACGAGATGCAGAAAGAATTGCTGATGCGTTCCTTAGAAACGAACACGCATTAAGACTATTAGACAACAGCGAGTTTGAAGCCCCTGCGTGTGGTATGATAGGTGGTTATCCATTTAGAGGTAAGGCAGACATATTAGGTAAAGGTAGAATATGCGACATCAAAACTACTACTGACATTAAAGGCTTTCCATACTCAGCAAAGAAGTACGGATATGATATACAGGTTTACATTTACTGTGAGTTGTTTGGTATTGACTACAAAGACTTTACATTTGCAGTAATAGACAAAGGAACTTTAGACCTTGCTATATGGGATTGCTCAGAGGAATTTTATAACGATGGCAAAAGAAAGACACATGAAGCCATAGAAGTCTTTGAAACATTTTTTGTACATGGCGCAGATATAGATAATTATTGTTTAACAGGTACGCTATGAAAATACTAAACTTATACGCCTGTCTTGGTGGTAATAGATACCTATGGGGAGATGAACATGAAATTACAGCCGTCGAATGGGACGAAGAACTTGCAAAGTTATATCAAGAACGATTCCCTAAAGACAAAGTAATTGTGGCTGATGCTCATCAATATCTTTTAGATCATTACAAAGATTTTGATTTTATATGGAGTTCTCCACCTTGTCCAACACATTCGAGATTTAATACATCTATGAAAACAAAGCGTAAAATGAAATATCCTGATATGCGTTTATATGAAGAGATAATTTTTTTACAACATTATTTCGATGGTAAGTATGTGGTTGAAAATGTTATACCTTTTTACGAACCTTTAATAGCTGCTCAAAAAAGACATAGGCATTTATATTGGAGTAATTTTATTTTGCCTAATAATTTAAGTGGTAGAAAAAACCCTGATCTTAGTAGAACTAAAAATCTTGTAAAAGTTTTGAGTGAATTTCATGATTATGATTTCAGAAAGTATAAGGGTAAGCAATTATTGTATAAAATAGCAAGAAATCTTGTGGACTATGAAGCAGGAAAAACAATACTTGACATCGCTATTGGAATAGTGAGAAAAGAAAACACAGAACAAACAGAATTATTTTAACATGACATACACAAAAAACATTAAGAAACGATTAGAAGTGATAATCAAAAAACACTTAGAGATAGACATAAACGAAAACTCACGAAAGCATAGTGTTATAAGGGGCAGAATGATAGCCTATAAGATTATGAGAGAGAAGCAATGTGTAAAAGCACACATATCTAAATTGTTTAAACAAAACCACGCAACAGTACTGCATCACTTAAATAGGTTCTCATGTCTATATAAACAAGACATTGCATTTAGAGAAGATTACAACAAGGTGTTTAACATATATCGTGCTATTGATCCATCACTCACAGGCACTATTGATGACGAACCAATAGAAACGATTACAAAGCGAATAGATAACCCTTTGTACAGCTTAGTAGACCAAGTACCTGAACACCATAGAAACGATGTAAAAATACGCTTAGAAGCTATGATAGTAGGGTTTGGTATTAAACCACGTAACCAACAAGCTACGATATATAATGTAGGCTCAACATCAATGGCATGATAAAAATGATAAGATACTACGAGGATTGGAAAGCAACAACCGAATGTAAAAAGTTTATTGTATATTGTGATAGAATGATAGAAGCGATTAAACAAAACAACACAACAGAACTTAAAAGCAAAAGACTATGAGTTTATCAGGATTATTAGCAACACTAATTTTATCAGCATTTACTTACTTTATAGGATATCTAAAAGGTCACGATGATGGAGCAAGAGGAAAATAATTGGACGTGCTTAGACAGTTTGTTTTGCTACACAGGATGCGATAAACAATGCGATGAATGTAAACAGTTTGACGAAAGACGAAATGAAAAATAAAAAATGGACACAAGCTCAAAAGATTGAGCAGATAGAAAGAGCTACTACAAAACTCTATTTAATGGTTAGCCAATTATCTAAGGAAGTGCAGAAATTAAAGAATGAAAACAGTAAATAGTTTATCAGGGGGTAAGACATCAAGTTACATTGCAGCTAACTATCCTGCTGACTATGATGTGTTCGCATTGGTGCGAATAGAAGATAAAAGATGTACGTTTCCTAATAATAAACTAAGACAAGAAGTAGAGGACAGAATACAAGCACCCTTTATAGCCACAGCAGAAGATGATACCATAATCTACACTATGCTTGACTTAGAGCAATACATAGGTAGAAAAATCACATGGGTAACAGGAAATTCATTTGACAAGATTATAATACGTGGGGATAAAAAATACTTACCCAATGTAACTCAAAGATTCTGCACTACTGAGATGAAGCTAAAACCTATATTTGAATGGTGGCGAAGCGAGATAGGAAAACCAATAAAAACACGAATAGGGTATAGAGCAAACGAACATAGCAGAGCTAAAACAATGCTGTCTAAACTCAACGATGATGGTTTGTCTACTTACAAAGCAATAGTAGGCAAAAGAGGAACGAGAAACAAATGGGCAGATGTAGGATGGCAAAAACCTGTGTTCCCATTAATAAAAGATAATATATATAAAGACCAAGTAGAAAAGTATTGGATAGATAAACCTGTGCGATTTGCTTATATGAATAATTGTATTGGTTGCTTTCATAGAAACGAAGTGCTACTAAAACTGATGAGTGAAAAGCATCCTGAAAAATATAATTGGTTTATAGAAGCAGAGCAAGACACAGGATATAATGTAAGAACCTTTAAGAATGGGGTTACATATAGTCAAATAAGAGATAGCTTTAAACAAACAGAATTATTTGATGATGACTTTAACGAGTGCGATTCAGGATATTGTGGTATCTAACAAAATTCAAAATAAATACGTTATATAATTGATTAAACAATCTTTTTCAATTATGGATGGTAGAGCTTCAAATGGTGGTGCAAGACAAGGCGCAGGTAGAAAACCTAAAGCAGACGAATCAAAATTAGTAGAACGCTTAGATGCGATCATAGATAGTAACGAAGCATTATCACAATTAGGTAAGCTTGTGGCTAAAGGAGATATGAGAGCAATACAATTATATCTAAGTTACCGATATGGTAAGCCAAAAGAAAGCGTAGACATAAACTCATCAGAGGGGTTAAACATTAACTTTAAGGATTTAATTAAGTTTGTCGATTAATATACATAAGAAATACCTACCCATATCATCAGACGATAGCAGATACTTTGTCGTAACAGGTGGTAGGGGTTCAGGTAAATCTTTTTCAATTAATGCTTTACTTGTTGTACTTACTTACGAACAAGGGCATACAATACTATTTACACGATACACATTAACATCTGCACGTATCTCTATCATACCTGAATTTATAGAGAAGTTAGAGATGATGCAATGCATATCAGACTTCCACGTAACAAAGGACGAGATAATAAATAAGAAGTCAGGTAGTAAGATAATCTTTAGAGGTATTAAGACAAGCTCAGGAGATCAAACTGCAAACCTTAAATCACTTACAGGTATTACTACGTGGGTAGTAGATGAAGCAGAGGAACTAACAGACGAACAAAAGTTTGATACCATTGATCTATCCGTAAGGCAACAGGGCAAACCTAACAGGGTAATACTTATACTTAACCCCACAACCAAAGAACATTTTGTATATACACGCTTCTTTGAAGATAAGGGCGTACAGGAGGGGAGTAATACAAACAAAGGTAACACCACATACATACACACCACTTACTTAGATAACCTAAAGAACCTATCACAAAGCTACATAGAGCAGATAGAACAAATGAAACAGCGCAGACCTGAAAAGTACAAACAACAAATGTTGGGTGCTTGGATGAGTAAAGCAGAGGGTGTTATATTTGATAATTGGACTATCGGCGAGTTTAAGAAAAGGGGTGTAAGTGTATGGGGGCAGGATTATGGTTTTGCTGCTGATCCATCTACACTCGTAGAAACGAACATAGACACAGATAATAAAATAATCTATCTAAGGGAGTGTTTTTACTTACCACGACTAACTACATCACAGATAGCACAACTTAACCTTAAACACGCTAAGGATGGTCTTATCGTAGGGGATAGCGCAGAGGTGCGATTATTACATGAGATAAAAGCTAAAGGTTGTAATGTAACAAAATCAATAAAAGGACAAGGCAGCGTTACGTATGGCATATCTCTATTACAAGACTATGACCTTGTTGTAGGCCCTGATAGTACAAACCTAATTAAAGAGCTTAATAATTACAGATGGTTAGAGCGTAAGTCTAACACACCCATAGATGCGTATAACCACCTTATTGATGCTATCAGATATGCAGTAGGTTATCAACTACAAAACCCTAATAGAGGACAGTATGCAATCCGCTAAAATTTAATTTTTTTACGTTATATAAGTATGAAAGTAGATATCGAAATCCCCGAATCGCTTAATGAG